GAGAATTGGAAATATCAAGATTCGGTTTCTGAACTTTACAAAATCAAAGCCAAGATGATAAAGATAGAAGAGTTTGATAACTCTCCAATCTATATTTCTGAGCTAGATCACCGTAGGTTACTGGCTGGAAAGGAATCTGTGATTGATTTCTTTGACCGTCAGAAAGCAATAAAACAAAATGAAATTTAAATAAGGAAAAAGTATGGATCTTAAAGTAGGTGACAAGGTTGTACATAGAGGATGTTGGGGTAGAGGTAAACCTGAGATAGCAAAGGTAACAGAAATACAAAGGAATGAAGACGAAGGAATTGATAAGTTTATAGATATTATTAGTTGGGATTCATTTCATGCTAGACAAAGAGAGTATGTTGTAGGATTATCTGATGGTCATTGGGCTTATTCTTACCAAATAAATCCGCTTTGGAAAAGGATTGAACTCAATGAATAAAATAATATTAGATCATAAAAATTTAAGTCCTTCTGAACAAGATCCTCTTGATGAAATGGTAGAAGATATATTATTAGATAGAGGTATAAAGTTTAGTGGATATAAATATAAAATTGTGGTAGAATATATAAAAGAGGAGGAAAATAATGATGAGTGATATAGATCCTAAGTCTGAATTAATGATAGCTTTAGATGATGCTTGGGCAGCACACTGGGCGCACAACTATAGTGATACACCTAGCCGTAAATTATTTTATAAGTTTGCAGCATATATAAAATATGAACATGATGATCAAGATATACTAAATGGAATAAATTCAGTAGTTGCTGATCAGTTCCCTTCTTTCTTAGACTACTTAGTGGGTTGATAATATGTCAGATAAAACATTTACAATGACTGCTCATCAGTACGACAAATTTACTTGCTCTCCTTTTGTAATGCAGATGTACGTGGATAAAATGTTTATTGAATCTACTAAACGTCAACCCAATGGAGATATTAAAGTAACGCCGGGACAGGGAATTGATTTAGATTTCTATTCAGATATTTACATTCCCTTTTTAAAGTGTTATAATGAGTCACAACTTAAACTAAATTTTTAACAAAAGGAGATACTGCCTTATGGATAGACCACCCTCAATCGTGACAGGTCAATGTTACTATGCACATTTGCAAGTTCCACACCCTAACTACAATCAAACTGATCACTTCTATGAGTTAAATCTAGCAGTGTCAGATGAGATCTTTGCCGCCTTCAAGAGTATAGGAATCAGTGATTTCTTTATGAGTGAAGCAGGTTCAAAGAGCTTTACGCCTGATCCAGTAATTAAGTTTGCTAACTGGGCTCTCAATAAAGGGACAGCAGAAAAGAGAGATCCTCCTCTTATTGTAGACTTGGATAAGAATCTTATGCCAGATGTACAGATAGGCAACGGTTCTACTATTAATGTCCAGTGGTCACAGTACAACTATGGAAACAAAGTGAAGGTGTCTCGCCCTGTACTTCAAGCAGTACAGATAGTTGATCTGATAGAAAGATCAGAGGGATCAAACCCGCCTAAACTACAAACAGAGGAGGTAGCATTTTAAAATGGAAGAAGAACAGCAACAACAAGCCCCACAAGCAGTGTATCGTAATGAAGATGTGGACTACGATGTATCCAAGCTCAACCAAGAAGCCCAACAAGCTTTTGTGATGTTAGCTGAAATTCAACGGGGGCCTTTGCGCCAAGCTGAAATAGATCTAAATATCTATAGAGCAGCACAAGCTAACTATGATACAATAATCAAGGGAAACTTAGATGAGGAGGCTAAGATACCTGTACTTGAAAGCAATTAAATAGGAGATATAACATGGCTTTTGTAAAGCTTCATCTTCCGTGCCCAAGTTGTCCTAGTAGTGATGCCCTCTGCGTCGATGAAGACGGGAGGGCTTACTGCTTTTCTTGTGGTAAATCATTTAGTCAACAGGAGTATAATGGAATGGATAAAGATTCAAGTAAAACATCAATGAGTCTTATCAGTAAAGAACCAATTAATTTTGAGCAAGAAGGAGAGTTTAATAGTTTAGAAGACAGAGGTATAAGTAAATCTACTGCCACTAAGTATGGAGTCAGGTCTACAAGGGGGTCAGATGGTAAGATAAATAAACACTTCTATCCTTACTATTTTGAGCGAGAGATAATAGGAACTAAGACTAGGGTTGTTAACTCTAAAGAATTTTATTCCAAAGGCAACCTAAAGGAAGCAGGGTTGTTTGGTGAACAACTATTTAAAGGAGGAGGTAAGTATGTCACGATAGTCGAGGGAGAGTGTGATGCTATGGCAGCATACGAGATGCTAGGATCTAAGTGGCCTGTAGTTTCTATTCGTAGTGGAGCGCAATCAGCAGAACGAGATATCAAATCATCTCTAGAATTCCTAGAGTCATACGATAACGTCATCATCTGTTTTGATTCAGACAAAGCTGGAAGAGAAGCATCTAAGAGAATAGCTAGACTATTAAAACCTAGCAAGGCTAAGATCATGTCCTTACCTGAAGGATTTAAAGATGCCAATGAGTTGTTAATAAATCATCAACAAGCAGGATTTGTTAAGTATTGGTGGGAAGCTAAGACTTATACTCCTAGTGGAGTGGTTAATGTTTCAGATAACATAGATAAATTCATTAACCGTGAGAAGAAGGAGTGCATCCCTTATCCTTGGGAAGGATTGAACAAGAAGCTAGAAGGATTAAGGCAGGGTGAACTTGTTTTACTTACTGGAGGCACAGGTTTAGGCAAGTCATCTGTGACTAGGGAGTTAGAGCATTGGCTAATAAACCACACCAAAGATAACGTAGGCATCATAGCTCTAGAAGAAAACGAAGAGAGAACTATGGATGGTATTGTATCTATAGAAGCAGACGCTAAGTTACACATTGATAGAATCAGAGAACAATACACAGAAGAAGAACTAACTAAGTACTTCAGAACAGTATTTACTGGTGATAATAAGGATAGGGTATGGATACATGCTCACTTTGGAGCTAACGATATAGACGCTATCTTTAGTAAGCTACGATTTATGATCATAGGATGTAACTGTAGATGGGTAGTACTAGATCACTTGCATATGATGGTATCTAACAGCGTAGAAGGTGATGAAAGAAGAGCTATTGACTCTATTATGACTAGGCTTAGATCCCTCGTAGAAGAGACAGGAGTAGGTCTTATACTGGTTTCTCATCTAAGACGTATAGATGGTAACAGAGGCCATGAAAATGGCGTAGAGACAAGCGTGAGTCACATCAGAGGCAGTCAAAGTATTGCACAGATATCTGATGCGATCCTGTCACTAGAAAGAAACCAGCAATCAGATGATCCTATAGAGGCAAGCACTACTAAGGTAAGGATACTTAAATCTAGATACACAGGAGATGTAGGAATCGCTACACATTTAGTGTATGATAATGAAACAGGTAGACTATCTGAGTTGGCTACTGATGACTTAACTAATTCATTAGATGAAGATATAGAAATCAATTTGGAATTTGAATAACTATGAAAATACTATTTGATATAGAAACTGATGACTTAAAAGCTACTAAGATATGGTGTATCGTTGCTAAGGATTTAGACTCTAAGCAGCTTTATACTTATGGGCCTGACAATATAGAAGAGGGAATAGATCTTCTTGAGAAAGCAACTCACTTAGTAGGTCATAACATAATAGGTTTTGATATACCAGTAGTGCAGAGCCTAACTAACCGTCCTAACTTTGGAGATGATAAGGAGATCATAGACACCTTAGTACTTTCTAGATTGTTTAATCCATCTAGAGAAGGAGGACATGGGCTGGCTGTATGGGGAGCTAAACTTGGCTTGGCTAAGATAGAGTTCAAAGAGTTTGAAAAGTTCACGGCTGAGATGCTCGACTACTGTGTTAGGGATGTTGAGTTAAATGAAAAGATCTTCTATGCATTACGTCAGGAATCAAAAGGATTCTCTAAAGAATCATTAGCCTTGGAGCATAGTGTAGCAAAGATTTTAAAAGATCAACAGAATCATGGGTTCTTATTTGATTCTATGTCAGCAGATATTCTAATGGCAGGGCTTAGATCTAATGCTGATAGAGTAGAAGATGAAGTTAAGTCTGTCTTTAGACCAAAGATAACTGAAACAAAATTATATCCTAGACTTACTAAAGCAGGGAAGCTTAGTAAGACTTCTGATATGAGTCAGTTAGATAGTGGAGAAGGAGCTAGGTTAACTGAATCAGAGCACAACATATTAAGAAACAATCTAAACTTTTCAGGAGGATGTTTGTCTAGATGCAATCCTATTGCAAGATTAACTACGACAGAGTTCAATCTTAATTCAAGAGTTCAGATAGGTGAATATCTTCAAGATTTTGGATGGGAGCCTGACCAGTATACAGTTAACGGTAGACCTATTGTTAACGAGAAGACTCTATCTGAAGTTAAAGGTATTCCAGAGGCTGACTTAATCAATAGTTATCTACTACATAATAAGAGGCTATCTCAAATAGACTCATGGACTAAGGCTGTAGAGGATGATGATAGGGTACATGGCTTTGTAATACCTAATGGAGCCATCACAGGACGCATGACTCATCGTGAACCTAACATGGCACAAGTACCTAGTTCATCCTCCCCTTATGGTGAAGAATGTAGGGCATGTTGGATTGTTCCAGAAGGTTACAAGCTAGTAGGTATAGATGCATCAGGTCTAGAACTTAGAATGCTTGCACATTATATGAACGATGAGGAGTACACTAATGAAATCATTAACGGAGATATACACACCACTAACCAAAAGCTTGCAGGACTTGAATCAAGAAATCAGGCGAAGACTTTCATATACGCACTTTGTTACGGGGCAGGAGACAAAAAGCTCTCAACTATTCTTGGAGGAAGCGTTAGAAATGCAAAAAGAACTAGAGAATCTTTCCTTGATAATCTCCCATCATTTAAATCTCTTAAAAATAAAGTTGCAAGAGCAGCAGATAAAGGGTATCTTAAAGGATTAGATGGTAGGAAAATACATGTAAGATCTGAACATGCTGCACTCAACACTTTACTGCAAGGAGCAGGAGCTATTGTGATGAAGCAAGCATTAGTTTTATTTGTACATTACATTAGAGACTTAGATGCCCAGTGTGTGGCTAATGTCCATGATGAGTGGCAAGTAGAAGCAAGAGAAGATCAGGCTGAAGAAGTAGGAAAGCGCGGAGTACAGGCTATCATAGATGCAGGTGCTTTGTTTAAATTAAACTGTCCTCTTGATGGAGAATATAATGTGGGAAGAAACTGGTCAGAAACTCACTAAACAGTTTGAAATGTTTGATGATGACCATTCTGATTTAGGTAATGGAGAAAAAAAATGTAATAAATGTAATACTCTTTTGCCTTTAAGTAGTTTTAGCCCACACTCAGGAGGAAATTATTTAAGACCAGAATGCAGGAAATGTAATAATGATTTAAGTAAAGTCAGAGAGTATTTAAAATCTGTACATTCTCCTCCTTCAAAAAATTATGCTTGTCCAATATGCCTTGGATCAGAAGAAGATGTTAAAGGTAAAGGCAATACAAGAAATGGTTCTTGGGTTTTAGACCATTGTCACGAAACAGAATCTTTTAGAGGATGGTTATGTCACAAATGTAACAGAGCTTTAGGTGGTTTTGATGACAACATTGACATTCTAAAAAGAGCAATAAACTATTTAAAGGAAAACAAATGAAAACATTAGACACTTTAGTAGAAGACATATACGAAACCCTGTCTTGTCTTTGTGAACAAAAAGACTTAGACATATCAGACGAGGCCATAGAGGACTTTGGAGAGCGTATGAAGGACGTTCTAAGAAACTGGTCTACCCCCTACAAAGAAGCTAAAGGGCTGCGTATGAGCAACATAGGCCGTCCTATGAGGCAGTTGTGGTATGACGTTAAAGAAGACTTGCCTGTGTTCAATCGAACCCAACCTCAAGTGTTTATCAAATTTCTTTATGGTCACATGCTAGAAGAAGTAGTATTATTACTAAGCAAGCTAGCAGGACATGAAGTTACTAGTGAACAGAAAGAAGTGGAGGTTGATGGAATTCTAGGACACATGGACTGTGTTATAGACGGTGAAGTAGTAGATGTAAAGACTACTTCTAGTTTTGCTTTCAGGAAGTTTAAAGAAGGAACACTACCTCAAGATGATCCATTTGGTTATATGGCACAACTTGCTGGCTATGAAGAAGCAGAAGGTACTACCAATGGTGGATTCCTTGCACTCAATAAAGAATCTGGAGAACTAGTTTTATATAGACCCGGAGAATTACAGAAACCTAACGTCAAAACTAGAATCAAAAATATAAAGAAACATTTAGAATCTGATGTTCCTCCTGATAGATGCTATGCTCCTGTAGCAGAAGGAGTCAAAGGTAACTTGCGACTTGCAGTTGGCTGCGCTTATTGCTCTCATAAGAATAAGTGTTGGTCAGATTCTAACAATGGGCAAGGCTTACGAGTATTCAAATATTCTAATGGTCTTAAATATTTTACAAGAGTAACATCTGAACCAAAAGTAGAGGAGGTATCATTAAGATTAGTATGAATAGTCGAACACAAATGTTTAAAAAAATTAGTAGGAAAACAGAAGAACTTCTGGTAGAATGGTTGGGTACTTTAGTAAGTGATGAAGAGATGAAGCAAGTCAATACTAAAAACATAATGAAGTTTATGCCTAGTACAGATACACATACTGCATTAAAATATGGTGTTCAATGTATTCCTTTTACCCCTAAATGGATGCGTAAACAATTAAAGAAGATATATAAAAACAATCCTAATTTAGATTTAGATACTATCACTTTAAAAAGTTTAGAGGAAGTAGCGACAGATCAAAAAACTGTAGCTATTACTAAGAATATCTTTTGAAAGCAAGAAAGCCTAGAGTAAAAAGACCTGTAGAAAAAGAGAAGCCTTCTGATTATGATTCAAAGTGGGAGAAAACATTACATGATACTGTCCTTAAAGGATGGGAACATCATGGAAAAACTTATCCATACATTGTAGAACATACATATCATCCAGACTTCTTTAAAAAAATAGGTAACAAACTATACATTGTGGAAGCTAAGGGTAGGTTTTGGGATTTTCAAGAACATAGTAAATATGTATGGGCTGCTAAGATGCTACCTAAAGATGTTGAGTTAATATTTATTTTTGCTAATCCTTCTGCTCCTATGCCAGCTTCTAAAAGGAGAAAGGATGGTACAAAAAGATCCCATGCAGAGTGGGCTAACTCACATAACTTTAGATGGTTTAGTGCTGAATCATTTCCTCAAGAATGGCAGGAGTTTTAATATGGAGAATAGAATGAGTATAAATGACGCAACACCCAGAGAATGGGATGAGCTTAAAAATACTAATGGTAGATCAGATCAAGAAATGTTAGATGCTCTTGATACTAAAATGGAAACAGATACATTTAACCATCAAACTGAACATATAAAAAACGTGTCACATCAAATAGATAACGTGAATAATCCTGAACATTATAATAATGGGGCAGTGGAATGCATTGAAGCTATAGAAGCTATGCTTACAGATGATGAGTACATTGGTTACTTGCGGGGCAACTCTATGAAATATAGATGGCGAATGCGTTATAAAGGAAAACCTATTGAAGATTTAGAGAAAGCTGGATGGTATGAAAAAAGATTACTTAACTTTTTAAAGGAGAATAAAAGTGTCTTGGGATCGCAAAGCAGAGCGTAAAGAAAAATTTGACAAAAAGAATAAAGCAAAAAATAAACATCAAAAGAAAAAGGAATACAAGGATGACAAAAGCAAACAAGATAGGGAAACAATTTTATCTAGGGATTGAAATTGATTATGACAAAGAAAAAAACTTAACTAACTTTTCTTTAGATACACTTAAAGATAGATACTTTTGGGAGAATGAAACTCATGCTCAAGAAGCTTTCGCTAGGGCTGCTACATACTGTGCAACTTATAAAGGAACTACTGATTTCTATCTTGCACAAAGACTTTACAACTACGCAAGTGATCATTGGTTTGGGTTTAGTACTCCTATTCTTAGTAACGCAGGAACTAGCCGTGGCCTCCCTATTAGCTGTTTTCTTAATTCAGTTCCTGATTCAAGGTCTGGTCTATCTGATCATTATGATGAGAACATATGGTTGGCAAGTGGAGGTGGAGGCATTGGTGGATGTTGGTCTAGCATTAGGAGTAATGGCGTTAGCACTTCTAACGGTAGTAAGTCTACTGGTTCTATCCCTTTCATGCATGTCGTAGATTCTCAAATGTTAGCCTTCAATCAAGGTGTAACAAGAAGAGGATCATATGCAGCATACATGGACATATCTCATCCAGAGATAGAAGAGTTTATTAATATGCGTAAGACTACTGGAGGAGATCTTAATCGTAAATGTTTAAACTTACACAACGCTGTAACTATAAACGATGAGTTCTTAAAAGCTGTACAATCTAATTCTGAATGGAGACTGATAGATCCTAAGAGTAAAGAGGCTATTAAAATTGTACAGGCTAGAGATCTATGGTGGCAGACAATTAATACTAGAGCGGAGACAGGGGAACCTTACATAGTTAATTTAGATAGGTGTAACGAAGCTCTACCAGAGGAACAGAAAAAGATAGGACTAAAAGTAGATCAAAGTAATCTATGTTCAGAGATAACATTACCAACCAATGAAGAGCGTACAGCAGTATGTTGTTTAAGTTCTGTTAATTTAGAATACTTTGACGATTGGAAAGATTCAGAAGAGTTTATTGATGACATGATAACTATGTTAGATAATGTATTAGAACACTTCATAGAACATTCAGTAGAAGATACAACCATACTAGGAAAGTATAGTATACCTTATAGGAGATTTAAAAATTATGTCAAAGAATCTAACAAAGGGTTTACTAAAGCCGCTTACTCAGCTTACAGAGAACGTGCAATTGGCCTTGGTGCGATGGGGTTTTGCAGTTACTTACAGCGTAATGGAATTCCTTTTGAGAGTATGTACGCTACAAGTTTCAATCACAGGGCTTTCTCTCATATCAAAGAAAAAGCTTTATCTACTAGCAAAAGATTGGCTAAGGAACGTGGGGAAGCTCCTGATATGGTTGGTAGTTCTCTCAGGAATTCTCATCTTTTGGCTATTGCTCCTAATGCCAGTAGTAGTATTATCTGCGGTGGAACAAGTCCTAGTATTGAACCACAACGTGCTAATGTTTTTACGCACAAAACCCTTACAGGGAGTTACAAAGTTAAGAACAAGTATCTTGAAATACTTCTCAAGAAAAAAGGAATAAATAATGAAGAGACTTGGAAAGATATAGCAGCACATCTAGGATCTATTCAACACTTAGAAGAGCTATCTGATGAAGAGAAAGAAATATTTATGACTGCTCCTGAGTTAAATCAACTATGGATTATAGAACATGCCCATCAACGACAACAATATATTTGCCAAAGTCAAAGCGTTAATCTTTTCTTTACTTTCCCAAAGACTACGGAACCGCAAGAGATCCATGATGCTTATCTTGATTATGTTAATAGTGTACATTGGGCTGGAGCTAATAAGTTAAAGTCTTTATATTATTTAAGATCAGATGCGGCAAGGACTACTGAGAATGTAAACGTGAGGATACCTAGAATAAACTTGGAGGATATGGAGTGTCTTAGTTGTGAAGGGTAATTTGTTTGATTTAATAAAACGTGTTAAAGATATGTTGGAGTATCACAAGTTAGCAGAAGATGAGCGTAGATTAGAACTTAGGATATACAAAGTCAGGTGGATATGGTATCATACTGTCTTGTCTATTGGCTTAGGCTTTGTGATCTACATGCTTTGGGAAATTAATAATAAACTAGGGAGCCTTGTATGAGTTTTGAAAATGCACAGTACTACATAAGTGAGAGAAAAGAATTTGTTTGTTATGAGGAATTTGTGGGTAAAGACTTATATAATAATTTATCTGCATATGATATGAAACAAGCAATGGTGCAGGAAGGTGAATAGTACTTACCATAGTTTTTGTGTTAGAATGTGGTTAGATTATTGTGATGAGAACAACGACTTACTAAGTGAACGATTATCTTTTGTAACTTACACAGTTAAATACAAAGATTATTTAACTGAGAAATATAAGGAAAAATATGATGAATAAATACATAGAAGCTTTGAAGCTACAGTACATAGCAGAGATAGCAATAATAGAAGCTAACCTAAGCACTTACTTTGAAAATAGTGTGGGTGTAGCAGAACACCCTAACATATCTAAAGACATTGATGATCTAGTTGGTTCTTTAGCTACCGCACAAGAAAAATTAAATACAATAGAAGGAATTAAATTATGAGTCTGACAGGGACAAGAGATTATTATAAGCCGTTTGATCATCCTTGGATGTTTGACTATTACTCACAACAAAACCAGATGCACTGGTTCCCTGAAGATGTACCACTACATAATGATGTACAAGATTGGCAGGAGTTAGGTGATGCAGATAAAAATTTACTAACTCAAATATTCAGACTGTTCACTCAGTCAGATGTAGATGTAAGTAATGGTTATGTTGATAGGTACATGAGAATTTTTAAGAAGCCTGAAGCTCGTATGATGATGGGAGCCTTTAACAACATGGAGTCCATACACCAACACGCCTACAGCTTACTACTAGATACAGTAGGTATGCCTGAGTTGGAGTATAAAGCTTTCTCTGAGTACGAGGCTATGGCAGACAAGCATGAGTACATACAAAACATAAAGGTATCTACCAAAGATAAACAATCTATAGCTAAAGCTTTAGCAGTCTATTCAGGATTTACTGAGGGCCTACAACTCTTTAGCAGCTTTATAATATTATTAAACTTCCCAAGATTTGGAAAGATGAAAGGTATGGGACAGATAAT